CCAGCCATAGGTTGCATCGAATGCAAAGTTGCCGCTGCCTGATGCTGTCCAAGACTTTTCACCAGGGAGGTAGGATCCGTCTGCGCCGCTGTCCTTGCAGCTTGTTTGAATCATGTTTGTGGACATTGATATTGATGCGTCCACTTGGCACGTAATTGCAACTGGAGTTGTTGTGCCTACATACAACTTCATGGCTTTTGCTAATACTGTTCCCGTTGTTCCCGGCATGGTTTTTTATTTATAATTTGAAAGTTGATTTATTTGTAACTGGCGTTGGTGCTGTTGGTACAGCGCATTCAAAAACAAGTTGTTCTTGTCTTCGGGGATATGCTGCATCATCCACTTGAACGCAAAGCCCTGCTGCGATTTGAATAGCTGATACTGCGTCATCGTGTTCAACAGTCCAGCCTTTTTTTATTTCAAAGCCATCTGTTGTGGTGAAATCTTGTGTGTATTGGACTTTCATGTTATTCTGTTTGTTGTGGTAATCTACTTGTGTTGTTTGTTCTCCACCTTCTTGTTGCAACGTGTCTGGCCAGTAATTCAGAAAGCCTATTCAATACCTCCGTCTTTGATGCTTCCCACCCACGTTTTAGGAAGTTGTTGCCAGCCATGTATCGAGTTCCAAAAGCAACCATTTGCGCATAGTAGCCATCTCCCTTGTTTCTTTGTATCTTTCTTTTTCTTCCCACCGATGGGCCAACAAAAACGGCCTGCCTTGCGCGTGAAAAATTAAGAATATTCAATGAGTCTTTCAGGTTACCCGGTCTTAAATACTGCTTAATAACCCCCTTCCCCCTTCCTGCTCTTTTGCCTGGTATTGATCTATATCTGTGGTGGTTCCTTGTCCCTACTGGTGCTGCTGCTTGAACTTTTGCAAGTACTGGTTTTGCTGCGTTAGTTAATTCGCTTCTAATTACTTTTTTCAGCGAACCTTGCAGCACCTGAACTCGGCCTATAATCTGATTGATCTGCTTTTGCGTTGCATCCATTATCGTTTTGTTATGAACACGTAAATAGCCTCGCGGCCTATCAACATCCTTTCTTCGTTGAAAATATCTTTTGAGCCTACGTAGTAGGAATGTTCAACGATTACACCTCCCGCTGTTCCGGATGTGAAATCAAATGCCGTTCTCATTAACTCGTCTATAATTCCAACCTTTTCATATCCGTTCGATCCTTGCTGAATGTCTGCCCAGATGTGGAAAGTAACAGTTTCGGAGTCGTGACTTGAAACGCCAGTTTTTTGCTTGTCGGTTGCCACACAATCCACTGTGTAAGCGATTGCAGGGTATGTAACTTTTTCACCGATCAAGACAGGGTAAATACGTGTTGATACCTGATCAACAATAGCGGGTGTGGCTATTAGCTTGGCGTATATGTATTTACCGATGTTCATTATTCAACTTTTTGGGTTTCAATCGTCATAAATCGGCTGCGTCCAATGTCTTCAATATTGGTAATTGAATAATAACTACCACGAAAAAGGATCCGCATTTTCTCCGTAATTCCTTCCCTGTGCCTGATGGTGAAGTCTGACGGAGTTGTTACAACCAATTGATCTGCCGCCTTATTTTCTCCTGCTCCGCTTGCTGTTTTCTTGATGGATGCCCAACAGGAAAAAACAGCAGTCCAAGATAGTATCTCTTGTCCTGAATCTCCGCGTGTAGCGGTTTCTTCTTGAATCTCAATGCGTTGATTGAAGTCGCCGATATTTAATGTTTTGGCCATTACGATCTAAATTGAAAGAATGGGGAAAGAAGTACATCGGATGCGTTTATTTTTTCCTGTACCATGTCTTCACGGTTTGCGTCCATTTTACCGACAATATTCAAGACCGCCAATCTCATAGCAGCAGGAACCATTGCAGGAATGTCTCCATATCCTGCCGTGTATGTAATCCTGACAGCGTCAGGCTGTACAGTTAGATCTATCGGCCATTCGTAGCCGTATGCAGGCATCACTACGAATGAACGGCTGTTGGCGTACCATCGGTAAGCAATTGGATTGATGGTTCTGGTAACTCCGATGGAATCAATGTACTGGGTTGACGTTACTGAAAGCCCTGGTCTTATTGATAGGCTGATTGCCTGGTCTCCAACTTCAGGAAACTGCGAATGTGTCTCCACAATTGTCTGTGTCAACATCGCAACAGAGTACAGCCTTTCAATTTGGTCGCACGTTCCTGATACGTACAACTGTATCAGTTCGTCATCCTGCGCAATGTCATCAAGCCGCAATTGTCTGCGAACGTCATCGAACGCAACAGGAAGGTTTGCAGACTTCGTAATTGTTACACCTGTAAACGTGTCCTGACTTGTCATACTTGTATCTTTTTTGGAATACCACCAGGTACTGATATGTGATTGTAGGCTGTTAGATACCAACTGCCAATTGTCAGCCCTGCCGCTTTTGCGCTTTCATCGCTGTCGTACAGTGCAAGTGCATCAAGCCAATATTGTACATCTCCGTGAAGTGATCGCGGAAAGGTGACATTGACAACCCGACTTGAAACCGCGACATTGATAGTCATTAGCTTGTGATTTTGTCAATTAGCGTGATAGTACCCCTGAACCAAGGGTAAACTGTTGTATCTGCAAGGGTAACCTTCAGATCATAATACAACAGATTGTCCAGTGTAAGCGTTCCAGTTCCAACTGATTCAGGGCTGATCGTTAATTCTCCCAGCGTTGGTGCGGACAATACGATACCAAGCCCACCAGTTTGAAGTGTAAGCACAACAGTTCCTGCGGCGTTCTTGACTTGCATTCTTGCCGTTGCTCCGGTAAGGTTGACAACAACCCCGTCTTCATCTTTACCAATAACCACAATAGGCAAAGTAGCACCTCTGTACCATTCCATCTCAACGACTGGTGGCCTTAGGCTTAATCTTTGCGCGTCCTGTGTCATTTCTTGCGTGTTTGTTTTTCTGAATTATTAGAAACCGCTTTTTGAATAGCAGGGTTTACCATTACGGCAAACCCTGCTTTTATCAAATCTTTTGCGACCTCTTCTGTTACATCATATTCCTTACTTTTCGCGTAATGGAACTCAATGCTTGCAACCGATTCAATCATCAAGATTCTCACGATTACGCCAGTTTCAGGTGCTTGATTGCTGCGGTGTTGATGCAGTTTGCATCCCAACGAGCGTAACCTTGGAAACCTACCAAGCCATTCGCTGCGTACAGTTCATCAAGGCGCAACACTGTGAAGTCCTGAACCTGACGAATGATGTACTTGGAAAAGTCGCCACAAAGGAGTATTTTTTTCGTTGTGGTCATTGCGCTGTCCATGCCCTGATTGATCCAGTACTGCGTCCCGTCAATCCGGTCAGGCTGTCCAGCAACATAGGATGGCATCCACAAGGAACGGCCATCAGAAGTGCCGATTGTCAGTTTTTTCAAGACAGCAAGGATTGCGTCATTCAACATGAAGCCGAAAGATGCACTCATCCGGTAGGCTGGATCAATGGAATGTTTCAGGTCAAGGATTTCAGCGAATGTAACCGCTGTTGCGGATGCTGCGGTTTTGCCAAGCGTTGACGCGGTTACAACGCCGTTTGGTTGGGAGGAGCCTGTGCCAGTGGTGCAAGATGTGTTGATTGCGCGACCAAAGCGAGTGCCGAACACGTTGGCCAGTTCTGCGGCCATGTCGAATGCACTATCTTGTAGTAGTTCCCAGCTGATTTTTGCGGCCGTTCCGTACTTGTATGCGGCCAGTGAAGTCTGTCCGAAGGTCAGGTCTTGAATGGTGAAGGCTGCTGCCTCAGCTACAAGAAGAGCAGTCGTTGCCGTGTCGTCTTCGGTTGGCCAAGGCAGTGTGTTGCCTGTGGCTGTCCGGATGACCCGTGCAGCTTGCAGGATGCCGGAGTAGTCCAACATGGCGCGTTCGATTTCAGGAACGAATCCCTGTGGAACGGTGTAGCCACCCAATGTGGTTGTACCTACAACCTGATTTGATGTTCCGCGTTTTTCGGACATGATGCTGCGCTGCTCAGGCGTAAGGCTGGAATTTCCATAGCGAAAATACTGCTCAAAGGTGGATTCATAGTCCTTGTCTTTGCCTCGGTCATCCTTGGCAGCGGTTGTGTTCACGGTGTATTCCGGTGAACTGAAATGCTTTGCAGCACCTTCGTTTGCACGTTTTTCTGCCGTTTCATAGGCGCGAATCGTTGCGGTGAAACCTTCGTAATCAGCGTCAAGTTTCGCATACTGCGAATTCTCGTCTGCTGTCATTGCGCGAACATCCTTGGCTGAGGCTTCAACCAAGGCTTTCATTTGTGTGACGACTTTCGCACGTTCGTCATACACTTTCTGAATACCAGTTACCATTTGTGTTTACTGTTTATTGGTTAGAAGCCTCCATCAATTCGATGATACGAAGGCGTTTAATGCAAATATTTTGTATTTCTTCGGGTGTTGGGCCTGTTGGCTTGACCTGTTCTTCGTAGCTTCTTTTTGCTGCTGATGTGTCAGGGTTTGCCGGATATGTGACTGGTGAAGCGTCAACAATCCTGCCTACTGATGTGATTGTCCGGTGTTGTTTGCCGTCACGCACTTCCCATTGATCTGGCGCTGTTCCGCTGGATTGATCAAGGTAGAAACCCCATGAAGATTGAGTAATGTCTCCGCGTTCAAGCGCTACCCTTACGTTTTCACCGTTTGGGCTTTTTGGAAGGTCAACCGAATACCATAGGCCAGTATCGTCAACGCCAACAGTTGCCGTCCCTGATGTTGTTCGGCCAAGTATCAAGCTTGGATCATGGTTGAATAGGATCCGTACATCTGTCATATCTGCCGACTTCAATGCCGAACGGCTGATTGATTCTGTGAACCAACCCATGTCGTACTGTACATCGAATTTTAGCGCGTAGCCGTGCAGCGTATTGGTTTCACCAGACTGGCGAACTTCAATGCCTCCAACGCAATCACGTTGTTCTTTAATTGTTGTTGTCGTTGCCATTGTTGTCGGTCTTATTATCAGTGTTATTAACGTTGTTGTTGTCAGGTGTATCCTTCCCGTTGTTCGTGTCGGTTGTCGGTGTTGTTTCTGCTGGCAATGGTTGAACACCCATTCCATTCATCGAAGGACTGTACAGTGTGTCACCCCCTTCAATTGGATTAAGGTTGTCAATAGCCCTGATTTCATTTTGCGTCATCCATGCGGGGTTAGAAACGCCACCTAAAGCGCGTGTAAAATATTCGCCTCGGCTTTGGGTGTCACCGCGTAGCAAGGCATCAACATTGAATCGGAAAAACTTGTTTGTTTTTTCGCCTTGAAAAAGCATTTTTCTATTCAACTCCTGCTCCCAGTTCTTCAGGATCGGACGAAGGGTGTCGCGTACAAATTCAAGGCTTTGATGTTCAATGTTGTTGTTTGTGGATCGCTCCAAGTCGCCGATCATGTGCGGCGGCACTCGGTAGATGCTGCAAATGTCCTGCCGTGATAGTTTTGCTGTTTCGATGAACATTGCGTCTGACGGTTTCAAGGTCAGCGGTATGTACTCCATGCCACCTTGCAATACAGGCATCTTTCCTGCATTCTCTTTCCCTGAGTAATTCAGACGGAAATTTTCGCGAATGTCAATAACCTGATCGCTTGACATTTTCAACGGGTGTTTCAAGTATCCCA